GCTCCGTTTGGTGGGAGTGGCTGCTCACCACATGGGTTGGTTGCAGCAATCCTCTCACAGTACCACAGGTTGTTCTTCTTGTTGATCCTATCGATAAATAGGATACCAGGCTCTGCCCAGTCCCAGGTAGATCGCATGATCTGATCCCACAGTGCTCGAGCGTCTACCGTCTTGTAGACACGGCCCTCAAAGGTAAGATCGAAGTCACTACCAGCTTTCACTGCTTGCATGAAGATATCAGTCACACCAACACTGATGTTAAAACCCGTTAGATCAGTACTGTTGTTCTTTGAGGTAATAAACTCTTCGATGTCAGGGTGATCGACACGTAGTACACCCATCTGTGCACCTCTCCGATGACCAGCTGATGCAATAGTCTTACAAATAGCATCGAAGATGCCCATGAATGACAAAGGCCCTGATGACTTACTGTCCAGGGACTTGATAAGATCTCCTCGAGGTCTGAGTGTGCTAAAGTCGTACCCAATACCACCGCCCAGCTGCATGGTTCTAGCAGCCTTCGATGCTGCACTCATGATACCTTCCATGCTGTCTTCAATAGTTTGGCTAACAAAGCAGTTGTATGGTGTAACCTTCCTGGGAGACCCCATTGCTGACTGCACCCGTCCAGCTGGTAAGAACCGCTGGTTATATAGGATGTCCTTAAATGCACGGTAGTGTGGTTCACTGTCTTTGAGTGCATGTGCTACCCGTGCCATAGCTTGCTTAAAGTCTTCCCCTTCGGCTCGGTACTTCATAGCGTGGATCTCTTCGCTTATTGGTAAGGTTGGACCGTAGTGTCCTCGGGTATTACTTAGTGTTGTTATTGGTATCATTTGGCTGTTTTCCCTCGAGAAGGTTAATCCGCATCTCGCAATAACGGATGGCCTTCTTTAGATCTGTGATTTCGGATTGTACTTTGTCTTGTCCATCATAGAGCTTGGACCCAGCGCGGCTGACATACTTGATGATGTTACCACGCCAGAATTCAAACCCATTGTTCATGATGTATATGATTGGCTCGATGGCCCACTGAGTGTAGTGGCTGGGCCTTTCCACTTTGTCATCATCAGACATTGGTGACGTATTGGTTAAACATTGGTTTTCTGGGCTTACGTTTCTTTTTGGCTGCCTCAAAGTACTTGCCTTTGGTATGCTGCTTCTGACCACCCATCTTGCCAATATGTTTTGCTGCTTCTTGTCCGTGCCAGGTAGCTTTGCCTACCTCAGCCATAAAGATCTTGTTTTCAGTTTTCGTTAATAGCTCGTAGTAATCCCAATAAGCTAGGATGTGCTCTTCGTTCAGTGGTCCATCTGGTGTGCACCTGGGCCACGGGGTCGTCTTGTCTTTCATGCTGATGCTTCCCTTCTATGTGATGTCTTTGGGGTCCAAAGTTTTATGGTGTGCTTCTTGGTGTCCCAATCTTCGTACCGAAGTATCCGAGCAAGACGTGCCTGGGTGATTGCGTAGTTCACATCCAGTTTCTGCTTTGCGTATGCTTGGACAACTGTGTCCCAGGAACATGACCTGGCGAGTAGCTTTTCAGCTGTCTTGATACCTATCGTTGGACAACCTGAGTATCCATCAACTGCATCACCTGTGAGCGTCTGAGTGTAGAACCATCGATCTGCATCTGCCTGACTGGTTGTCAGAAACTCACCAGACATCGGCCTGTATAGTTTACCTGGAACACACTTTAGATCCTTGTCGTCTGACACCATGATCGTGTTGTGACCAGGCGCTGACCCCAGGATACCCAGTAGGTCATCTGCCTCGAGGAGCGGCTCTTTAAAGCAGTGAAAGGTTTTGCTTAGGTACTTGAGCATCTCAGGATAACCAACAGGCTTCCTGACCTTTTTACGACCACCTTTGTATTCACTATCGATAGTCTTCCTAAAGTTGTCTTTGTCCGAAATACATATGATGAATGCCTTGGCCTCGAGTGTATCACAGATGCCACTTATAGTTTGTGTAAAGATCTCTTTTGCTTGCTTGAGATCTGTAGATAATGACCAAATGTCATCACCCCAGTCTATCTCCTCTTCGGCGGCTGCACACGCTCGGTAGGCGTACAGGTCACCGTCAATCAATAGAACCGTGTTCTTCTCTGGCGACTGTAAGAATGTTCTGAAGTAGCCCATCCAATTCTCCTTTTTGTTCCATGCCATATTCAGTAATCAGCCAGCGATTACTCCAGGTATCTTCACCAACATTTGTGGTGATCATGCCCTCAGAGGCCGCTATAGCAACGTAGAAGGCACCTTGCCGTGCAAACTGACTGCTTACCGTAAAGGGCTTTCGCCACGCTCTGTCGAGGACGACATAGAGTGTGACAACTGCTGCTAAGTGGTCCGTTACATCAGTGGGTGTTAGCCCAAGTTCTGCCCACGGAATATTCTGAGGCAATGGGGATTTTAGTTTCGAAATAGCGGCCTGTTTCTTCCGCCATTCGTCGAGAGATATCACCGACATTCTCCGCGATCTCCTGTGTCTTACAGGCAACCTGGATCTCGTCGTGTATCCACCCAACTATATAACTACCGTCTTTGAACTGCCTGTTGATTTCGTTAAAGGTCAGTTCTACCCACTTCTTACAAATGATTGCACCAGCGCTTTGTAGCAGCTGGCTGAGTAGCTTGTGTTCTGACCTGATGTACAGTTTCCGACGATCAAGACCAAGTATATGGCCTCGCTTGTTATGTGCTTCCTTTAGTTTGTTATTGAGTGTGGCAAACGCTGGAATGTTCTTATTAAATGCTGCTTTAAGTTCTTTACCACGCTTGGCACCACCACCAGCAATCTTACCGATCAGCTGGTCACCTCCACCATACATAAGTGAGTAAATAAACCTTTTGCTTTCATCTCTCGTAGCAAGGCCAGCTGCCTTTTGGTTGACAGTGTGAATATCACCTTCGAGCATTTGCTTTGCATACTCACCGCCATCAGGAAGGTAATGTGCAAGACATCTCAACTCAAGAGAAGACAAGTCTGAACCAGTTAGGAACCAGCCGTCTGGAACTGTGAACAACTCGCGGCATTCTTCGCCATACTCAAGTGACGTCTTTGGCACCTGGCTTAAATTGGGTGAACGGTGTGCTGCTCTCCCAGAAATAGTACCCCCAGACACAATCGTGTGCCTTAGTTTATCATCCTCAGATACCTTCTTTAACCACGCCTGTGGACCCTCTGCCAGCTGGCCTATTCTCTTTTGAATTAGGAAGAACCGTGCCAGGTATTGGGCCTCAGGATATGGAAGCTTACCTAAGATTGTCTCATCGACCTGGGCGTGACCAGTGCTAGTAAACTTCTTTGGCTTCCAGGCATACTTTTGCCTAAGACAGAACTCGATGTGACGTCGGCTGCTTGGGTTAAACTGTATCTCTTTATACTTGGTAAATGGTACACCCTTCTCATAGCCTCGGGTCTTGTTGTTTACCTTCGGTATAAATTCTTCAGTGGTTTCCCAGGGTGGAAACAACTCGTCTAATCCTTGCTCCAGGTCATTACGCTCCTGGGCTAACTTAGAGTACAACTCAATTGCCTTACTTTTATCAAACGTCCAGCCGTTGTTGCCAATCGTATGACATATCTGTGCTAACGAATGTTCTAACTCGATTGATTGTTCGGAGAAGTCGCGCTCCATGCAGTGCTCATAGAGAACCTTGGTTACCTGGGTGTCCTGGACACAGTAGTCCATCATCTCTTGGCTGTAGTTTTCCCATCCACCGTCGTAGTCGTCCTTATAGTCTCCGAGCCGTAGACCCCAAGCTTTAAGACTGTGACTACCTGTAAACTTCTTTGGGAAACTCTCAGGGTCTTTGGCGTGACGTATTGTGTCCTTTTCTGCCAGGTTAGCTTCGGTCAACCTCGACAGTACGATTGTGTCCGTGACTTTGCCTAGTATCTCAAAGCCAGGGTACACTTTCTGGAGCGCTGGTATGTCATATGCAATGATGTTATGACCAATGACCTCTTCAGCGTTCATCAGTGTAAACATTGCAGCCTTGATCTCGTCGGGGCCGTAGGTTTGCACCTCGTTGGTCTCTACGTGTCTAAGAACTATGCAGTGGATCTTGCTAATAGTATCTAACAGCCCGTCGCTCTCTAGATCCCAAACCCAGCGGCTCATCGGTAATCTCCAGAGCCATTAAGGGAACTTCTTTGTTTCCTGAGTGCTAGTTTCTCCAGGTTCATGTGAGCTAACTCGTTGAGGCTCACACCTAAATCTCTCGAGAGAGCAGCGACGTACCAAAGGACATCTCCTAGCTCGAAGATAATGTCTGCACGTTGGGCATCTGTCAGACGCTCGTTACCATCAAACCTGATGTCATCATCGCGGATCATCTTCTTGATTTTGTCACACACTTCGCCAGCTTCGGATGCTAGGCCCAGCGCTGGATATATGACCTTCCATTTGTAGATCATTGTACTGGCTGCGTCTGCCTGGTACTCATTCATATTTAAATTATGTGGGTAAACATTACTATCCATCAATACTCTCCTTCGATGGTTTTGCTTTAGGTTTTGTGGTGTAACTGGTGCCAACAGATTTACAGAGAACAGCTGTGTCTTGATAAACATCAGCCAGGGCATCATGAATCTCCAAGGCTACTGAGCACTGCTCATAGCTCGGAAACAAAAGCTCTGCTTCGTAGTGGTGGTCGATCTCTGGTATCCAGTAGATTATAATTAAGATTGTCCAGTGGTGCATCAGAATGGCACCTCTTCAAACTCATTAAAGTTGTTAGTTTCAGTAAGTCGGCCTGTGTTTAGGTCATACTTAAGAACACCAGCTGGCCCTACTTCCCCAGTATGTCTGTTCTTTAAGACAACCAGGTTTCTTTTGCCCGAGGTCGGATCTTCAGCATCGACGTTTATGCCAATACAGGTGTCTGCAAGCTGCGCTATTGCATGTGATCCTCGCAACTGACTGAGGCTAACTTGAGCACCACCTTCGTGGCCTTTGTCACCCTGAGGCCGTCTCAGGTGAGACACCAGGATTAAACAGATGCCGAGCGCCTGGACCTCAACCCGAAGTCGGGTCATGATGTCATCTACAAGCCTACGTTCATCGTTTACACCTGACGTCAGACCAGAGATCAGGATACTGATGTGGTCTAAACATATGACCTGGCAACCTAGTGCCTTGTTCATATATCGGATGCGATTGACGATGACATCCAGGTCGGTAGATCCAAAGTGATCGAACAAGTAGAACTCACCAGCTTTACGCATGTCGTCAAACGAACTGACGATGTCTTCCGCACAGGTATCAATGTTCACAATTATGTTCTTATTCATGTGAAGACCAACCAAGCCCTGGGCTGTACGTTTGACGCTCTCTTCGAGCATCATCATGCCAATGGGAAACCCAGACTGTTGTACGTGGTACATTAGTTCACGCACAAAAGTAGACTTGCCGACCCCCGAGCCAGCGGCACAAGTGACCAATGATCCGAGCCGCAAGCCCTTCGTAATATCGTTGAGCTTGCTGTAAGGATAACTAATGGGAGAGACAGCATCTCCCACACCTATGACATCTCGGAGATCGGCGGCTGCCACGATACCGTCAGGGCGATAGTCTCGCGCCTGGTGTATCGCTTGTATTACTGTCTTTGCATCTCCTTGAACGAGAGCTTCATTAGCATCTTTGTGTTCACCCAGGTTTGCAATCTTACACAAACCGATAGGTAATGCTTCTGCACACTCGATGGCTGCTTCGCGTCCAGGTTCGTCGTTGTCAAACATCAAAACAACGGACTCAAAGCTAGTCACATAATCATAGTTATTCAGTAAGGCTCTTTTTGCTGACTGACAGCCATTGGGTAGACTGACAGTCGCCCATCGATGGTTCTGGATCTGGCTGATGCTCATGGCATCGAGTTCGCCCTCTGCAACAACTAAGATCTTCCCAGTCGACCAGAGGTGTGACCCAAACAGTGTCATAGCCTTAGCATCACCAACGATGCTAAAGTTCTTATCTTTAGTTCGAACTTTCTGTGCGACTGGTCGGCCTTTTCTATCTCGGTACATCGCCAGCTGGACTGTCTGACCGTGGTATTTACCGACTGTGTAGCCAAACTTTCTACACGTCTCCTCAGTAAGCTTACGTGTCCTCAGGGCTTGGAATTCACCGTTAATTAGGTTGAGGCCATTGGGCCGCTCTGGGGCGCTTGTAGGGGCCTCTCCTTCGTTACCAGACCACGCTCCACAACCAAAGCAATAGACGTGACCATCCGAGTACATCGCACCGTTGTCGCGTGATCCGCATTGGTCGCACGGGACATGCTGTACAAACTCACTGGCGTCATTCATGTTACACCGTGAGGGTTAAAAGACTTAAGGACAGCTTCTGCTTTTTCCCTGGTCTTTATGACTTCTTTGATTTCATCGGCACACCGCTGCATGAAGCGCTTTTGCATTGCTTCAGTTTTAGCTATCGATGCGTTTGCCTGTTTAACAAACTCACTTAATTCTTTTGCTGCTACAAGGTCAGCTTCGTTGCCACTAGGTCCAAAGAACTCTTCTCGAAGCTGTGTAACCCAGCCCCACAGAGGTATTTCACAAACGTCTGCAACTGACTGATCAGTTTCGCAATTATTATATCTTTGCTTTTCGATATCATAGACGTCTTGAAGAACACTTATAATATTTAGCTTTTGTTCTTTAGTAGGTTTTCTAAGATCTTCTTTAGTTTTGGTTTTCATAATGTAACTCCCATTACAATAAACAAAAAGAGGGCAACCTAAGTTGCCCCCTTGCTCTCCTTCTTGGCTTCTTCAAGCCAATCCTCAGGGATTACCTTATGCGCGTATTGAAACCCGTGTTTTTGACAATACATCGCATAGCTTGTTGGTGATCCCTTATATAACTTTGCGTTCCCGTTTGAGAAAACAAAGCGAATGTCGAGGTTAGGAAACTGGTCTTTAATTAGTAGGTGTTTCTGACGGTCCTGGACCGCCCAGATGCCTTTAGTCTCGACAAAGAAAAAGCCCCCTAATTTAGGGAGCTTAAAGTCTGGTGTGTATCGGGCTTGTCGGGCTGGGACTGTGTAAGAGATCTTGTCAGTTTCATACTGGAGTTTAATTCCAGCCTGGATAATCTGCTCACTTATGCGTTTCTCTAGCCCTGATCTGAAACCCAGCCGTATCGCGGTCCTAGAAGTCCTCAAGGTCTTCTTGAGAAGGTGTGAATTGATCTTCTGATCCACCTACCTCGAACCCATCAACGGCATCGAAATCGCCAGCACCATCGGTAGACCCACCCGACACGGGATTGATCACTTGGACAGCTGCTAGTCGAAGACTGATGCCTTTCTTTGTGCCGTTGGTGTAGGCGTCGATTTGGCCTGATGCTCGGAGTTCTGTTCCCGAGAACATCGACGGGACCTGATCTAAAGGGATTGGATTACCTTTGGCATCATAATATTTAGGTTGATACTTTGACTGGATCTTAAATAGATATTCACCCGTCTCATCGTCCACTTTAAATGGCTGATGCACTTTGTCTTTTACACCAAAGTTTTCTAACTTAACCTGTGTAATGAGGTCAGTCATGTGTTTTGCATGGTCTGGTATAAGACGTAACTCAACCTTATACTTACCTTCGCTATCAAAGGCTGTATCTGGTCTCCCTGGTTGTAGCCAGGGGTATTGGGCTGTGCCAGCTGGTGACACGAACTTAGATTTACTCATAGAAATGTTCTCCTTAGATTGTTTCCTACTTCGAAGCTTTTTGTTGGCTTCTAAGGGGGTCTCTTAGTTGTTAGCTAAAACAATACTCGCTTTCTAAGACCGAGGTGACATCCAGGTCACCTTTCTGGGGTATACTCGCTAAATCCATATCTGGGTTAGACAGCCTGTGGCGACACTCGATCTCAAAGTTCTCTAAGACACAGTTGTCCTCATACATGTCGACAATCGCGTTTCTAATGTTTTGATAGAACGTCCAGGTATCAGCTGCATTAGTCCCAAAGGAATCGTGGATCATAAAGAAGTCTTGGATGCCATGATCTAAAGCATGACAGATTGTCAGATGCATGTGCGCTGCATCCAGTGAGTGTACAAAGTTAGGTGCTACGCCAGCCCGAGCCTTCCTGGTGTCATAAAGTGGCCCAGAACCATTTAAAGAAAACCTGGTGTTTTTTGGCATCTTGGCTTCTCGGTCATACAAGAAGATCCTGACACGTTTAACATCGGGCTTAGTGTATCTTTGGACAGCTGGAAAACCTGAGGGTGTTGTCCACCTGACAGACCGCCCTTCTCGAGCTAATGCATCAGCATATGACTGTAAGAATGACATACCTTTGGCTACCGAAGAAATGACCTTCTGCACTGCCTGGTAATTAAACTTAGCTAAGAACCTGGCATATTGCTCTTGTTCTCTGGCGTTTCCAAAAGGGTGCTCGGGTATAAGACGGTAGTTAACATCACGCTGTAGAGGCTGCATAAGGTCTTCGATGATCTGATCTCCAAACCCTCGCTCTATGGAACTATAACCGAAAGTCATTACGTTCCTCTTACAAGTTGATCTGGTGATCCCAAACTCTAGCCACTTCTTGGCTTCCTCAGATCCATCCTCGGTTAAATCCTGGATCACCTGGTTAGCCACAGTCTGGTAGACGTCCTGGCATTTATCTGAGGGGAGTAGGTTGACCATATGACCATCCTCAGATGACCTGAGTGCCAGGGCATAATGCTGTACGCCGCTGTTAGTTCCATCTAGGGAGATTGGAAGGTGACACACTGGGTCATCGCTGAAGTATGCAAAGACAGCTGCAAGAAACTGGAAGGGCTTGTCTGCAAGTGTCCAGAGGTCCACTGTGCCTTTTGGGTCATCGTTGACCAACTTCAACCACTGTTCATTATCTAAGACCCACTGTATTCGATCATCAAAAGAAGTCTTTGATACTTTCTCAAAGTCACCTACGTTTGCCAAGTGTATCGCCAGCCAACCTCGGTCCTCTTCAGCTACAGGTTTTCCCCTGGCAAACTCAAAGAGTGCCTTAATGTGGTCGTCGCGGTGGTAGTTAAAGTGGCAGACTGGATACATCCTTGAACGGAAATCGAAAGAAAACCCACAGTAGAACTGATCGGCCTCTGACATTCTGTAAGCAGTCTTTAGGTCCTCATTCATGACAACCAGGTTTGCTACACTTTCTCTTCTCTTAATGTGCCAATCCTTTTGGTCACGCTTCCGCTGGAACTGTTCTTTTTGTTCCAGGTCTTCGAAGTTGTCTGGTAGCTTTGGAAACTCTGGTGGCTCAAGTTCTGGAAACTTGGGTATCCGTACCTTTTCGGTAACACAGTAATCCAAGACATCCAGGACACGTTTGTTAATTCTAAATGGTGTTGCCTGGAGAGCATTGATTGCTTTTATGTACAGAGGTTCACCTTCAGTCTCAAAGTTTCTCTCTATTGCTCTCCTTTGTTCCGCTGTAGCTTTTCTCACTAGTGGAACTAAAGCAGCTAATGTTTCATTCTGGTAGCAACCTGTGTCAAAAGCAGACCAGGGCTTAGGTGGAATTAGCGACGGTGCAAACATAGGTTGCGCCCATGAAGCATCGAACTGACGTCGCTTGAGTAAATCCTCTGCCTGGTCAGTCAGACCAATACTCCTGTGTGTCTTCAAGTTTTCCTCGACTGTAACCACCTCGAAGACATCAACAGCTTCAAGTATAGCACTGAGGATCGGGGATGCGACTTTGACCTTCTCGGCACGACCCCACTTCTTAAACTGGAAGCCAGCCTTAGACGCAATAATCCTTGCAGCTTTCAGTCGGTATCTTTCACTTGAGTGATCTTTAGTAACCTGGGCGACCAAGCGTTTAAACAAGCTCTTGTCAAAGTCCTTTAGCTCGTCAGCCCATATCTCAAGCTCTATCCTGGTTCCTATCGATGTAAGACACCCAGCTAAAGAGTTCTGCTTTAAGACAGTCTCATAACAATTGTTTAAACCTATGTATGCTAACTTATGTGGGTCCTGGCCGACCAGTGTGTCAAACCATTCGCTCTTTCGTCCTCGACCACTGTCAAACCTCTTTCTGTCTTCATCGATGAGGTCGATAATCTTTTGGGCCACTATAGGTAAAACCTTAGTTATTTCCTGGTGTGGTATCTCGCGCTGGCTTGGTGATAACTTCTCTTGTCTTCTTTTGTAACGCTCCTGACCTCTTTGGATCATTTGTTCTTCTAAATTATGCTGCTGCTCATAAACCGTCGTCATTCTTGTAGTACTCCCTTGGCTTCTAAGGGGGTCTCTTAGTCCCTTGCTCGATAAGCCTTTGTTTTTATTATATCTTTAGCCCAATAAAAAAAGGGGCTATTTGCCCCCCATAATCCTCGCTATTTCTTCCTGATTTTCTGGTGTCTGGTGGACATATTTAGCAGTCGTTTGGAGACTACGATGCCCTAGTTGCTGGGCGACAGTAATAGTAGGTAACTTTAATTCGTTAGCCATCTTCGTAGCGGCGGTGTGCCTTAAAATGTGAAAGACAAACTCTTTGTCGTTCTTAGCAATCCTGTAACGAGCTTCGTCCCACACATTATAAAACTTGCGGTGGCTGTAGAACTTACCTGGTCGAAACTCTAATGCCATGAGTGCGGCGAAGGTTGAACCAGCGCAGACAACATCACGGTCATCTCCGTTCTTTGTGTCAGTCAAATGTACTGTGCACTTGTCACTATCAACCGTTACCATGTCAGGAGTGATCGATAGGATTTCGCCGTGACGCATACCTGTGTTTAGCGCCAGAGTGCACATGTGTTTCATCCACCAATACTTCCCATTTTTGTAACCACTTAAGAATGTATTGAGTTCGCTTGCTTCACCATCTGTCAGATAACGCACTCGATTATTTCTGACTTTGGAAAACTTAATCTTAGGCAGCTTAATTATGATCTCTAAATCAAATGCATGTTTAAGAATAGAACTGATAGCAGCCTTGTAATGATTGACCGTATTCTCAGACAACCTTTGTTCTCTTAGATGTAAACAAAACTGGTGAATGTCTACTGCGCTGACATCCTTAATGTCCTTAAAGCCTACTTCCTGGAATGCTCCAAACCGATGCAACTTAGCACGGCTCTCGGCTAGATGCTTGTGGTGCCAAATGTTTGGACCCTCGTTATTTACAAAGTCAATAAAGTTCATGTTTCTCTCCCCCGATTTAGAAGGGTGGCTCTTCGTCTTTCTGGGTTGGTAGCCACACCTTCTTGGTTTCTATTTGTTTTGCCTGGGACCGCTCCTCGGTAGTCCCAAACATAATCTTGATGAATTCTTCGATGGTGTTACCCCAGAGCATGAGCACCCAGGAATAACATGTATGTAATAAGCACGAGGCTTAGTGCGCCGACGACGTCACCTAGCATTGTGATGGCTCCACTATCGTATTACCTGGTTCACTTGCCCAAGCGCGGAGAACGCGGTGCAGCGGTAGATCACCGATGCGAACCCATCTGTCTTCGTTGTGTGAATAGCGGCGCTTGTTCATAAGCTTTGCTATGTCGACGGGAAGCTTACGTGTAGATACCGCTTCTTCCATTTTAATGATTTGTTCTAAAGTAAACATGTTGTTCTCTCCTTTCGTTTACTGCCAGTGAATGGCGTCGTAGCCATCAGCCGTAATCTCGTAGTTTACGCAGCCGACGTTACGCACTTGCTTGTGATATTGGGCAATGCCACTGACCAAAACACGCTTGACCATCTTGCGTCTGAGCAGCTGGTTAAGAGCTTTGGTGTTTTTCTTGTCGTCATCAAATGGAAATGGGTAAACCTTGCTGTCGCTTCGACGTGCGGCGGTTTGCAATATGATGGACATTGCGTCCGACAATTGTTCTGATAAGTTAGTCATCTTTCAGTCTCCTTTTAGTAAGGGACTGATGAGTTCCGATGATGACTTATGTCTGGTAGCGGAGGAGGGACTTGAACCCCCGACACGCGGATTATGATTCCGCTGCTCTAACCACCGTCGACTTATGATCACCGATCTCATCGTCCGTACACTACATATAAGCATCGGATACACTAATTACAAGTCCTAGACTTAAGTTTTCTTATATGGGGGTCTCTTAGTCAGCAAAAAACACCGATCCAAACTGATGTTAGACCGATGTTTACTTATTATGTTTGACTTGCGTCGGTTGGCATACACCTGGCGGCAATCTTATAGAACGGATTGCTTTCATATGCGAACCAGCTGTTTTGGTTAGCTATGGTTGAGCACTGATGTTCAGTCATGGGTTCGCTGTAGACGTACTGGTTGCCGACAAAGTGCCAGTCAGTCCCGTCGAAACCCCAGATAGAAAACACCAGGAGAAACGTCTTCATTACTCTATCAGTTGGAAGTGGGGACCGTCTAAAAAAGGACGCCTATCTTGAGAGCGTCTGAGGTCGACGTATGAGTTCATTGCGTCTTCCATTGTCCCGTTCCAGTGGCGTATGTTCATCGGGTATGGCATGGACTTAGTTGCCCAGGCTGCACCCCAGCATATATCGACACCAACGTCGCGAGCAGCTGATGCCATAGCGTCGGCTATCTCGTCGTAGAGGTTGAGTTCCCATCGACCATTAGGTGTCGCATTGCTATCCCAGGCCATGAGATCGACAGCTAGACCATCCAGGTGTTTACTTTTCATTGTTTTCGATGCGCCAGACTTGACGAGCTTCTCTTGCTCACTTCTCGTCCTTAAACCGCAAATCACGCTGAAGTCCTGTTTGCTGCGTCCAATGGCAGATTTAACAACTGCAACCATGCGCTCATCTACGCCCTCGAGGCGCTCAATACTTCTTTTGCCTAACTTGTAAGTCATCTCTTGTTTCTCCTTTGATAATCGTAAAGTCGCCAAACGTTGACGGCGGTGTTAATGCTGACCATTGTGAACAGCATGGTCCATTGCCAAAACTCCATGTTTAGGCTCTCCTTCTTCCTGTGAATAAACTCATTAGACCTCTGCCCATTTCGCTGGGGCTCGGGGCTAACCAACCTAGGATCAGCGCAATGAT